CGCGAAAAGAGATAACTCATTCATGGTTCCCTTTCAATTCTTCACAAAACACGCAGAAATGCCACCAAACTCCCAAAATGTAACCCGAGGATCATTTGAAACCTCATCATCCACGAACTTCTTGACATCATCACGCCAGCCATACGAATAGTCGTGGAACACAATCCTCCCATTCCGCCGAACATAGGGAATCCATGTTTGATAATCCCCTTTCACTCCAAGATAGGAATGATCAGCGTCGATGAATAGCAAATCAACGGAGTCCAAAGCAATGCCTTCTGGTATCCCTCGTGTATTGCCGTGAATGATTTGCACTTTGGGGAATGTCTCCAGGGCGATCTTTACGCTTTGGTAGGTTGTCCCATATAGCTGCTGATACTTGGCAGAATAGGCATCGGCCGTTGATGCAATATCTTCAAACAGATCGATGGTTACAACCCGTTCGGATGCCACCAGCGACAAAAGCGCCGCGCCACCGCCACGCAGCGTACCCAACTCAACCGCTAATTTAACATCGGGGACCGACGTCAAAAGCCGAACATCTCCATCCAACAAGTCACACGGGATACCCGTGATTGCCACCGCCTCATCTCTGGTCCGTATCATCTGCTGTTCTCCTTGGTTTACGGATCTCGCCTTGTGGGCCACTGGTTTCCCATTTGGAATCGAAATAAGCCTTGTTCTTTTCCCAGATTGGCCCGCCCTGATTTTTCATTTCATTGAGGTGAATCAACCGTACGCGGTTGTTAATCACAAATCGACCAGTAGGGTATTTCGTCGATATCTGTGCGCAGAAGTCATCATCCTCAAACCCAGACCCCACAAACTCCTCATCAAAGCGCGTCCCATCATTGCGAAAAGCAATGCACGCTGTCGGCGCCCGGGGAACATCACACAAATCCCCATGAGTGTTGCCGGCAAACATCATCAAGGCATTGGTGCCATCAGTTTTGGTCAGGCGCGCGGATACGTAGACGATATTTGGATCCTCAAGTGGCTTAATCAGCTCTTGCCACCACCCGGAATAGAACCCGGCAATGTCATCGTCGACCATCACCACAATTGGAGTGGTCGCGGCAATCAGACCTATGTTGCGGTTTCGTGCGGCCGATGTCTTTTCACATGTCGCAATGCTTTTGCAGCCAAGGGAGTGTCCCTGTAGGTCGCAGACCATTGCCGCAATCTCATCGGCTGTTTTGCACGTCGGAATAATGATATCTGGATTCATCGCACCTCCCGGTCATCCAGTTCAACCAGGGCAGCGGATAGTTCCTGGCTCAAACAGATGAAGATGTAGATAGGCCCTAACAGCGCCACCCATTGCCAACCCCACGCCACCATCACAATGGCTGATAGTAGGATGGCTATCATTCGCACCTCGAAATGATGCTTGGCAACGTGATAAGCCTCATGCATAATGATTTGTCGGGCGGATGTCCCTCCCAACCGAGGAACACGATCTCGGTTAAGAAAGATCCATCCGTACCAAAAAAGTGATATTGAATACGCATAAATTGGTATTCGCGAGCGAAAGGTTTTTTGAAAGACTTTCATTCTCAACTCACATCTGATGGTGGTGTCATCCCGCCATTGTTGTGGAGGTCCTCAAACAATTTCGAAACAGCCTCATCGATCGCCTCCGCTTCCTTGAGAGCAAACATAGCCACGCGCCGAAGAAAGGTGGTCCGAACGACTGGAGGCAAGGTGTCTAACCACGAAGTCATCGACATCTTTATTTCGGAACCTTGCACTTTGGCTGTTACCATGAAATGGAAGTCGGAGGCCAGCAGGTTCTCATTTGCCTTGAGTTTGATCTGTTCCTCTGAGCCATTAAACTGCTCTCTCTGGAAATTATCCATTGGTTGGTTGCTCCTTGGGTTTCTTAGCATCCGGCGCCTGTAGCGCTTTCAAATCAATCTGAAACTCGTCAACAACTTTCCACCAGTACTTAGTCACAAACGTGACCTGGTCCTCATTGTCAGGATTGCGCTTTGCGTTATAGGTAATTCCAAACGATTGGATCACCATGCGGATCCAAATGAGCGGCTCATAGGCAACATAGCGCAGCACCACAACCATTGCGTATAGAGGCATCACCATCAACCACCGCACCCAGTTGGGAACGGGAAGCAACCCAACCCACTTAACATACCCATTGGGTGGCCACGCCTGCCAAACGAATTTCATGATATCCACATACCACTGAGGGGGGACATACAGAGAGACGATCTGCATCCACTTGGGTACATGGAGACGGCACAACTCTTTCCACCGAGGCCTGAACTTCTCCATTGCTGCCAGCGCTTTAATTCGCTGGTTCTCGAATCTCTGGCGCGTGGAGTAGTTCTTCTTGAAGTCCTCTTGTAGGCGCTTGCGCCTCATGTGGCGCTTGAATGATCCTGACATTGCGTCTCCTCGGGTTTGAGTGGACAATTATCTGGGAAGTCATCATTAGATGAACGGCAAGGATGGAGATCTATACCCATTCTGCCAGGCATATCACAAAAATCATCATTGTAAGGGCATTCTCGCGGAGATGAAATAATTATCACGCGAGGACTGGTTTTCTTATCAGGTGTGCTATTTTCTTTCTCCTTGCCCGAAAAAATCCGGAGATAATTCTCCTCGTACTTTGCCCGGTTGAACCCCTGCCGAACCTGAGATTCCGAAAGCCATACTGAGCCCATACTATCCCTCCAGTACTGTTATTTTGCAAAGGTCGGTTATGCATTTGTCATAATCAAGATTGTTCCGAAGAGCCTGATCTATCCGTTCACGGCGAATATCCCATCGTTTAAGATTGAACTGTTCAGCAAAAACCTTTCTTTTTTGTGCCATCATTGCCTCAGCAAACGCTTCAAAATCACTCTCGTACTTCACCCGACTGTATTTCGCCCAATTGAGCATCACACTATCCTCCTGTCATCCACGCATTAGGGTCCTGGGGAACCGGAGTATTCATCGTCGCGCGATTGGCAACCCAATCACCCAGCATCCCGGCACGATCGGCGTCATCCATGCTTGCCATAACGATCTCTTTCTCGCGAGAGTACGGCATTAGTTTGGTCTCGTGCTTGACCATCTTTCCAGACTCCCAGAGCTTCGATGCCATGTTGCAGAGAGCTCGGCACAGGCCAAACCCATCCGTTGATGGCCGCCCCTTATCAACAACCCACCCTGCCATCTGTGTGGCTGTCTCTTGGCACCGGTTATGAACCAGTAGGGATGAAATCATCTTGTCCTTGACCCGAACCATGCTGCTAATCAGCCGAGACACCAACAACACCGCTCCATACTCGTCATACTGGGGATTGTCCATGATTCGAATCCCGGCTTTATCGTAACCCCTCCACATGCCATCTTTGTTGTAAACTCCTCGTGCTGAGTCGGTCACTGCTGAAAACATTGATGGAGATCCATACCACTCAAACGCGCTTGCATCCTTCATGTATCGATTGCTGAGAGTCTGGATTTTATTGACTATGGATGGCACGACAATCTCGGGCATGTAGGTCGAAAGAACCAGCTCATCGAAAACCCAAAGCTGCATGAGTTCCGCGTTCCAAAGCGCAAGAAGTATCGACGTTCGAAAATCAGAATCCACCCACTGCGAAATAACCAAAGTTGAAGTGATGGTTAACCGAGGCCATGCAACCTGGAACCCAGTACGGCGCCCATCGTAATGAGGCCAAACATGGGTTTGTGTCGGTGAGTGAGCAGCATACGCCGCAATAATGGCATCAGCAATATCATCGTGAAGCGCCCCAGGTATGGTCCCCATCTCGTCGAGGAAATCAGCTTTCCATGGAGCATCAACCACATAAACGTTTCCGGCTGCCATCGCCGCTTCCAATGGCTCCCACTTGGTCATTTTGTCCCCGGGCAACTGAATACGCTTCACCACCCGGATACCAAACAAGGCCTTGCTGATAGCCTCATAGCTGTCCTTGTAAGGCCCGTAGGCCTCAACCCCAACTGTAATGGCCCCATCACCGATCGCAGACGCCTTGATCAATTTGTCGCGCTCAGGAGCTCGCCACCGGCCGCGAATCATATCGGCAATGTAGATGCGCGGAATCTTCTCACCATCGGCCAGCACCTCCCACTTGATACCAACCTTTACCCCAACCGTGTAGTCGGGATCTTCTTTGTCCACTGTTTGGGCCTTCGTGGAGGCCAAATCCCAGCCTCGGGTATACTGAATATCACGGGGCAGATCTTCCGGTTGAATCCAGTTGATCTTATCGACGGCAAACTTGTTTCCGCCTTGGGGAATTGGTGAGCAGTAGATCAGGCCCGCAGCAGAGTACGGCCCCAGTGTGGCTATGCGCGCCTCATACCAATCCGCAGTGAAGCGCTCTGGGAAGAGATATCCGCTCTCGTACTGTGAACCCTTGCCTGGAAACCGCAGAAATTCAAATCGTGGGAACTTAGGATCCTCTTGCATGGCCTTGGTAATCCGGCCAAACGGATCATCGATATGCCATGGCGTCGCCAGTATGATACAAATAGCTACCGGCGCCATTCGCGTAAGGATATCATCGGTGATATTTGACCAGACATTATCCCGAATCAATTTGCTCTCCGCCTCTTTTCGACCTTTGAAGAAATCATCGATAATTGCCAGGTTCGCGCCCTTACCGGTAATCGATCCATCTAGCCCAACCCACCACGCTTTGCTCAGTCGCCCCTCTATGCCCCAGGCGTCGACCGATTGTTCCTCCCGAGAGAGTTTAACGCCCGGGAACACCTCTCGATACCGCGGGTCACGCATAACGTTGCGAGCAAACCGCGAAAAACTCCACGCCAGAGATGCCGTATAGCCGGCAACAATAACTTCATCATCAGGAAACAGCCCAAGGAAACGAGGAGGAAGATAACGAGATACGATGTCCGACTTGCCGTGCCGAACCGGAACCTGAATACAGAGATAGGAGCTCTTCCCGTTGCGGTAGTCATCAATTGCTTTGTCAATCCGCTCGCAGATCTCAATAGTGTGCAGCCCGACCAAGAGCGGGTGCAGTTTGCGTTGCCAAACATAGTCCATCCAATCCATGTGGCAGCGTCTCGCCAACTCACGGCGAACAACGGCCGGGTCAATTTTTGGTCGTGCTGGCAGTATCATTTGTTTTTGGGGCATTGCATCGCACGAGTTTCTGGGTTAGTTCGTTATACTGGCGCAGCTCCTCAGTGGACAGCGCAGACAAATCAGGCTCAATCTCCTGAACCTCTTCCGGATTCGGATCGGTCGGGTTACGCGGATACACATGCAGGCGATCGGCAAACAGCTTCAGGTGCTTTCCAATGAGCTCGAGCGCGCCTTTTTTATCATGCATCCTGATTTTGTACGTCTTTCCAATTGCCACACCATCCAGCGTGATATCATCGATCTGCAAGTTCTGAATCGCAACCGAGTACTCACCAATGTCCTCGGAAGACTTGAGCGTAACGCCCTTTTCTCCCCATGTCACAAACTTCCGAAGGTCTGAAAACGCAATCAGGGAGAGCTCTCGTATCACGTCGCTTGACTTGATACCTATATCTTCTAGGTGTTGCGCCATGAGCTCGGCAACTTTATCGCGGATATGAGGACGAGTTAATAGATCGCAGGCTTGCTCAGTGGCCGTCTTCTCAGAATACCCAGCCTCAAGCGCAGCGGCTTTGCCGTTAAATTTGTTGGCAATGTAGGAATAACAAAAAGCAAGCTCCCGAGGAGTTAACGCTCTCCCGGGCTTTCGGGCAGTTTCCTTGGACATATCAACCTCGACTATTCCTGTCGTTCTGTTTCATAATATACCAAATACTTCGCACTGGCAACCAAGTTTTTGGTATGGATCTCATTACTTTACTTTGACTGCAACTCTTCCACAAAATGATGTACAAGTCTTTTCAGAA